AATAGATAGTAGCATCTTTAGTGGGAAATAATTTATAAATAGCCATATATTAATAAATATGAGTTATTAAAAAGATACAACTTTACCTTTAATATCTGTACTAGGATATTTAACTTCAAATATCATAGGATCTAAACTTGGATATATTGTGTTATTTTGAGTAGCTCCTGGAATGTCATATGAGTATGGAGAATAACCTAGACTTAAACCAGTTTTATTAACTATACTAACTGATTTAACAGTTTGGACTCCATCTATTTTATCTAAAAGAATATATAAATCTCTTAATATTATTGGTTCATTAATTTGCCAATTATCAATATTAAAATAATTTTGTAATGATGTTATACAATTAGTTAATACTAAATTATTATTATATTGAGGTAAAGTTATTATTTCAAAATCTACACCTATGTTAATAATAAAAGCATCTTTAATTTTTATTGAGTCATTTATCACTCTATATTGTGAGATATAAGTTGATAAATTTTGTTTTAAAGCGTTAGATGCTGTTTTTAAATTTTTATTAGCATCATAAGCTAAAATGAAAAAATTTATAGTTGATGGAGCTTCTCCAAGTGAAAGAGAAGATAATTTTTCTGACTCCATGTATACTTTTGCTATTGAGCCATATTCAGCAGGTAAACTTAAAGCTCTAACTAAATAATCATTTTGTGTGACTGTACGTAATTGAGTACTAAAATTCTCAATAGAGTTAAATTTTAATTCTTCTATAGTATCACCATCTTGACCACCGGTGGCCGCGGCTAAATTATTACATCCTGCACTACTATATACTATATTAGCTACAGATGAGTTTAATCCTGTTACTTGAAATTTTTGGTCATTAGATGATATATTATTAAGAGTATTAGAAGATACATTAGCTGTAACTCCTCCTCCTGTTAAATATCTTACAGTTAAAGTAGTATTATATGGAGCAATTCCATAAGTATCTGTATATAAAAAGTTAGATGGAGAGAAAGCTGTATTTAGTTTTGATTGCTTATAAGGTAAACCTAAACCTACATTATCTGGATTAGGAATAACTTCTTCATCTGTATTTGAGGTGTTAGTACCTGCTCCTAATTGGATTTGTAAATTAGTATCTGATGTTAGTCTAGTAACAAATCTACGTTGTACTTTTTTGAGTTGAAGTAAATATGGTGTATTGTTATCATCAGATGAGAAATTAGGATTATTAATATTAGTGTTTTTAATACTATCAAAAATAGTCTCTTGGGCTAAATAAGGTACCTCATACCAAATATTTCCATCACTATCTACTACATCTAAAATTCCTATAATATTACTAGCCACAATATCTACTGTTGGAAACTTTTCTGGGGGCCCAAATGTAAATGTTTTGGTATTAATAGTGGAGGATATTGCTTTTCTAGTCTTTTTTAATAAGAAATATTCTGGGATACCTGTTCCTGTATTAATAGTAGATACAGTAATATCTAATGGATCTGATGAACTAGAGAAAGAAAAATCGATATCATCTTGTATCAAAAAATTAAAATTACTTTGAGCTGTATTAGTATTATTAGATGAATTGACTGTTGTATTTGGTGGGAAATATAGAGCATAATCTAAATCAGGTACATATATGCCACCAGAAAATTTTGATGGTACTTCTTGAAATATATCTACATCAACAATAGCTACTCCTGTAGCTTTAGGTTTATATCCTAACATATATGCTAATGAGTATAAATTATTGGTTTGCTTAGCATACTCAATAAAGTTCTCTTGAATTTGATTATCTAAATAAAAAGATAAAACATCACCAATATATGCTGACATTTCCATAAACATCATCCCTGGGGATGTGTCTGAAAAATCATTGTAAGTATTTGGATAGTAAGTTTTAGCAAATTCAGTAAGAGATTTTTTGAATTCGTTAAAATCTTTATTTAGGTAATTTATATTTGTAGCCATATTATATGGAAATATTTATTGTTTCTGGGGTGTTATTTAGTATAGAATAGGTTATTGATATATTCACAATATTTTCGTCATATAATGGTTGGATATTTATGCTTAATACTCTTACATTAGGAAATAAAGTATTTATATCTCTTATTAAATTATTTTCTAAATTTGACACACTAATTGGGGTCACATTTTCAAATAATTGAGCTCTTAAATTAGCTCCAAAATTAGGATTAAATACTCTTTCATTATTATTAGTTAATACATAATTAATAATATTAGATTTAACTTGTTCTGATGTTGTGTAAGTTGTATTAAAAACAGCAGGACCATTAAAAGGAATAGACACTCCTACCCCAACACGTTGGTTAATATCTAAAGGATGTTTATTTGGTATTCTATAAGCCATTATTTATTCATTATACCCATTATTTGATCTAAACTTACTTCACCGCCAGGTAAACTTGATCCTTCACCTATAGTACTAACTGGGGGTGGAGTGTAAGTAGGTTGAGCATGTGATGAATTAGCAGTTACAACTGTGTCAAATTCACCTCCAATCATACTTCTTAGATTGCGTCTAAGATCATGGTTTACTGCTGTTGGAGCATTATAAGTAGGAGCAGGAGTATAATTTTCCTGTACTACTGTTTTAGGTGATTTAACTGCTTCAAGTAGAATATCTTTTAATTCATCTTGAATTGCTTCACGTACTGCTTCTTTAATTAATTTTTTTAAAATATCGATTTTCATATAATTATAAATATTTGATTATTCAGCTGTTAAATTAGGATTTGAATCTATTATGAATTTTAATTGATCTAATAATACTTGAGGATCAGACGCAAATGAAGATGGTGTTTTTAAAACAGGAACACCTTGTACACTTAACGCTTGAGCATAACGTTTTGGATATGGGAGTTGTTGAACCAATACTATTTCTAATTTAAATCCTTTATAAGTATTTTCCTCATTTAATATTTTAGAGTTATTTATACCTGTTGAAGTATTAACTAGTGAACTTAGTTCAGTATTAATAACCTCAAATGGTATATTTTGATCTTCAGCGCAATAAGTTATAATATCATCCAAACGTGATAATATAGCTAATAAAGATCCTAAAACCGACCCAGCAAATATTAAAACAGAATTAATAATATTTAATGTAGAATTAGCTGTTGATAATCCTAATTGGAGTTTTTCTTTAGCTGTTTCAAATGTTGATATTATTCCTGCTGATAAATTTAAAGCTGGGGCTGGATTGGCTAATAGTGTGGTTATACCTATATTTAAAGCATTTTGGAAAATGGTAAGACCCTGAGTTATTTTTGTTAAAGTAGTAATTAATGAATATAGATTATTTATTTGAGTTACTAATTTATTTCTTTCATTTATGATTTTAAGTAGTTGAGCTGAGCTAGGACATTCAATTGAATTATAATCTACTTTAGATAAGAGATTAGCTGCTGCTGCTAAACCAAATTGCTTAAACATATTTAAAAGGAAAGGAATTAATCTTTCTAATGCTTTTAAAAATAAATCTAATATAATTTTAGCTAAACTTTTTTTAGATTTTGGGGGAGTTGATATTTGATTAATAACTGTTGATGGTTTTGGTGCCTCAGGTATTTTAGGAATATCAGTTGGTTTAGTTAAATATATATCATATTTACTAGTTGAATTTGATGGATCAGATATTGCTCCGTATGCAATTGGAGATGTGTTAGATGCTTGTAGTTCAAAACTAGTTATTTTAGTGGTTTTATATTTTGGAGATGAGATCTCAATATATGTTGTTTCATCTAATATAGGTTTAGGATTTCCGTCTTTATCTGTGGAGTAAACTCCAAAACTATCATTGACGTCCTTAATATTTAAATCAAATAAAAATTGATTATTATTAATTAATTGATTTGTTAATCCAGCTGTTTTCCCATTTATATACAGAGTTGCTTTTCCTCCCCCGTCTAATGGGTTTAAAGTATAACCAGTAAACAAGACTCTAGTAGCTGCTGAGATATTTAAGGTAGAATTAATACTATCTGATGTGGAAAATAATGTATATAATGCTTGCTCGTTTGTGGAGAGATTATTTATAGTTTGAGTTTCATCTTGGGTAAAGATAAATCCAAATGATGTAGTGTCACTTATGCTTCTAGGCTCAAATAAACCATAACCTTCAACTGGTTCAAATCCAGGAGTATTATATACTATTTTGGTTTTTAAAGCTTCAACATCCGTTTTATATTTTGAATCAATAAAAAATTGATATGTACTTCTTTTAACAGGAATAGTAGATATTTCTACATTATTAATATATAGAGTTACAGTTGTATTTTGATTTTTTGTTGGATCATAATCATTTATAATTCCAAATAATATTAATTTATCTGTTGTATCCATTATTTAGTTTTGGTTATTTTAGATAAATAATTTTTATCACGTATATCACTCAACATATCCTTACAAACATTTGATAGAGTAGTTGATGGGACTAATAATTCACTAAATAAAGCACCACCTACTGCTGGTGCTAATGGAGCACCAGGAACTTTAAGATTAGATAATGTATCACTTAATGATTGGAGATTATTTAGTAATAATTCTAATTTATTTAAAAAATCTTCTCCTAAAATAATTGATTTATTAGCATCAACTCCTCCTAAATATATGTTTCCTGGGTTCTCATATTTAGTATTAGGTTGAGATATAGAAATTGTAAATGTGTCTTTAGAGTCTAGATTTATAGAATGATTTGATCTTAAATTAATAAAAGTTGGTGAACTTAATATAATAGCATCTGTTTTAGCATTTAATACTAATCTTCCAGAGTTAATTACTATTTGAGGTTTATTATAAGAACTTTGAGGAGTGGGTGGGTTTGCCTCTTTAGATAAAGAAGCATTTAATAAACTAGATAATCCAACATTAATATTTTGAGTGGATGATAAATATATAGATGATGAATCATTGTTTATTTGTTCAGTGACTGGAATCCATGGGTCTAAAGAAGAGTTTGGGTTGGCTGGGTTAGGGTAAGATATGGATTGGCCATTTCTTAAAATAAGAATAGGATCTCCATTAGTACCACTATTTGACCAATCATTATAAGTATATGGAGTGGTTTGTTTCACAGTAGAACCTAATCTAATAGAATTACCCCATCTTCCTTCATATATAATATCCCCAGCATATGAGATTAAAGGATGGATATTAGTTCTTTCTAAGAATGTATACCCTAAATCTATACCAGTATTTCCATCTGATACACGTTTTACTGCTCCTCCTTCTATTGCTTTAAAATCATTAGGATCAATTACATTTTTTGGAACAGCGTTTTGATGTTGAGTATTCCAAGCATTTAATGGTGGCATATAATACGCTTGTAAAGCAGTTGTATTATTACCAGCGGTTGTATTTGGGGCAAATATTATAACAACTAACTCATCTAAAAGAGGATATTGTTTAATATTAGGAAATAAAGGTAAGGCGGCAGATAATAATTTAGCGTCAGTATTAATTGGTCTTTTTACATTCTCGTAAAATATAGTCCCTACCCCATTCCATTCTCCATATTTTTTAAATTCAGGATGGGCCTCATTTAATATAATATCTCTTACTCTTCCTGTAATTACAGTATGGAACATTTTAGATAATGTACCAATAGTATCTACTGCTTTACTAGTTGAGTTATTTATGCCAAATTTCTTAGCCATTATTCTCTTTAAATTTATCTATCTCAGCTAATAATTGTGCTTTTTCTTCTTCTGAGATGCTAAAACCTCCATCACTATTTGATGAAGCGTTATTAACCATACGTTGAATAATAGTAGCCATTTTAATTAATTGTTCATCATTTTTAACACTTATTTCTAAGTATTCTTTAATTAACGGAACAATTAAAGTAGCATCACCCATTGATTGTACAAGTGGTTTTAATTCTGCTATTAAAGTATTTATTTGTTTATCTTTTTTCTTTTGGTTAGTATATATTTCTTCTAAAATATCAGAAAATTTTTTACCACCAAATACTACATTATCTAAACCTTCCATAATATTTATTTTTTATAAATATGGACATTAAAAATTTGTATATCCGTTTTCTAAATAAAAATAATAATGCTGTTTAAATATATCATATAACCTATCAGCTATCTTAGTGATTTTAGGGGTTTTAGCATCAATAATTTCACGGATGTATATATACAGTGCTTTTTTATTAAAGACGTCTATATTCTCTCTTTTACGAAATAACTCTAAAATAGCATCTGCAATTTGAGCATCTATTTTTTTAGGGAATAATTCATTAATATGTTCTGTACAGTGTTCTACATATTGATCAATGAAGTTGATTAATTTATCATTTTCAGAACCTTCATCTATCCTATATGAAAAATTTTCATTAGATTCTATCTCACTAACAGGTGCTTTCTCAACTCGTTTCTTATAATTTTTATTATTACTATTAATTAAATAACGTTTAGCTATTGTTCCAAAATAAGAATATGCTTTAGCTCCTTTTTCTGGGTTAAATAAATGTAATTTGGTAAGTAAAAATGTAATTACTTCGTGTTGTAGATCTTCAATATTATCTACCTCTGTATAGTAAAATTTAAAAGTATGGATAATATTTTCTGTTAATTTAAAAAAAGCATAATGTATACGAGTTCTATATAAAATATCTCGTTCAGTTTGGTCTGTAAGACCATTATATAATACAATTGCATCCTCAGTATCTTGTGTAAAATATTGAGTATTCTTTTTTTCTTTCACCTCAATCATAAATCTTTAACTTTAAATTGATTTAATGTATCTTGTATTTGTTTAATTTCTTCAAAGAAAAAACCTACTTCATCATCTGATTTAAATGAACCTTTATGGTCTATCTCTCTTAATTTTTTGTCTGAGAAATTAATTATATCTGAGATTTTGTTTAGATATGATAAATAAGAGGCTAAAATTGTAGCTTGATTATTTATAACATCTTCTTGTTTTTCAAGTTTTCTAAGAAGATTAAAGGTCGTGTATCCTAAGATCACGACCAATATTCCTAATATTACTGTTAATATTATCATAAATTATCTAATAAATTCATTAGGCCTTCACTTTTAACTGAGCTTAATGCTTTAGTTTTAATTGTTGGTTTCTTTTCAGTTACCTTAAAATTATCTACTTTTTTCTTAACTTCACCTTTTAATTTAGGATTCCATTCATGTTCAAACTCAATACGAGCAGCCATTAAATCTGCTTGATGAATAATATAGATAAGTGAAGTACGTGGTTTAGTTTCTGGTGACCAAGACATTAAATATGGCTTATTAGCATCGTCATATAAACCATCATGTAATTTAATAGATAACCATTCATTTTTAGTTACTGAAATACCATGAGAAAGTAGTAAATGTAAACTACGATCTGGTACTGACATAAATTCTAAACGATCATTAAATTTATAATCTTCACCTAATTTATCTCGTCTCCATTGGTCATCCTGAGGAATATATGCTTCATGTTGTTCATCACCCATTTTACCTAAGTCATGATTTAAAGCAGCAAATACTAATTCTTCAGTAGTGTATGTAGTTGTATCTACTCCCATTTCTACCCAAACGTTATTTACTTTAAGAGCACAATCGATAACACGAAGAACATGATCGACATAGCCGCCTGGGAAAGCATTATGATATTCCTTCTTATGAGCAGCAGGCATTAACATAATACGTTCTGAGTATTTAGAATAAAAATCTAATAACTGTGAACGACGTGGTTCACTGATATATGATTTAATAGTTTCCTCTAAATCTATCCAGTTCTGTTGGATTTGTTCTGCTGTTAATTTCATATTAATTATATTCTGTTGGTTCAACATCAACAAATCCTCTTGTTTGGTCTACTACTTCTCTCAGTACATCTAAAAGTTTAGTATATTCTTCAATTGGTTGCTGTTGTTTAACAATGAAGTTAAGTTGGTTTGCAATTCCATCAATCTTATCAAGTTGATGCAGAACGTTGTTTTTGTTTTTCATAATTTTAATTTTTATTTATACCCGTAGCTACCTTAGCTACATTCTGTTTTCAAAACGTTTTAATATTGTTTCAAAACCTGTAATTATATTATAACTAGTAAAGATATGTAGGCCAAGCTACTTTTAAGAGAGGTTTGTAATATCTAATATCTTTTTTAAAAACGCACACTTTTCATACTCTTCTATATCTTCGTAATATTGAAGGC